TTTGATGTTATAGCACACTTTGATTAATATCAACAGATTAAAAGTACGGGGATGTGGTGTGGTGGAATCCCCGTACAAGTCTATATAATAGACTATTTTTTAGATTTAGTCAACTTGGCACCTTTAAACCAACCAGGTAAACCTAATAAAGGTCTTCTGTCTAATTGATTTTCTTTAGCAGTTTTAGATCCTGCTTTATTATAATGTAAGAATACTTGCCCACAATCTTTACCTTTAAATTCTTCTCTCCAATGTTCTAAATCGCATCCAGAATAAATTAACATATCACCAGGTTTAAGATCAACTTTAATTCCAGCCTGACCTTCCTTACCTGTTGGATCTAAATAGATTGGCCATTCATCTCCACCTAGATTTAATGTGGTAGATATTTCACAAGAGTATCTGTCTTTGTGTCTTGCAAGTACATCACCTTTTTTATAAATTCTTGCATAAGAATAAGTTTCACTTAATTTTAAACCCGTATGTTTTTCCATAACAGGTTTAACTTCTTTTAATAAAGTTTCCATTGCAATATCAGAATAATGTGAATAAGTGTTTGGTATTTGAGGATCATTCCATACACCAAAATATTCTGTAAATGGAGAAATATATTTTGAATCAAATAATATCCTTGCAACATTTCTTTTATTTAAAAAGTATTTGTATACGAAATCTGCTAACTCTGGTGAGATAGCTCCTTTTAATACTGTATATTTATTTTTTTTAAACGACATTTAATACTCCTTTCGGTATCGCTTGGCAGTTCCAATGTATAAATCTAAAAGGCTCATACCCTAAATCTACAATATATTGATGTGGAACATATGATGGAAAGAAAATCATTCTACCAGGTTTTACAGGATAGCTAACTTGATAACTTGCGTCTGTAATATCTTTTCTATTTTTTTCTGGTAAAAGATTCATTACATTACCTGATCTTGGATCTTCAAATAAAGGTAAAGAAGTTTTTTCTGAAGCTTTTAAAAAATAAAAACCTGAAATATGTCCATTCCAATGAGTATGTAAGGTATGATGACCACCACCTTTTTGAGCAAATTCTTGTACCCATAATTCTGTAATAAATATTTTATAATTAGTTAAATCAAAACCCATTTCATCTAATAAATTATGAGCAGTTGCACCTATATAATTTTGTAATTCAGTAAAATTAGGATCACCAATTAAAGTTGTTGAATGAAATACATGACCCATATCTCCTTTATCACCAAACTTTTTATTTCTATCGTCAATAGTTTCTTTTAAATTTTTTTTAGATGCTTCAATATAAGGATCTGAAGCTTTATTTAAACTATCAACAAATTTATCTTCATCAGCGAACCATATAGGTGTTTTAAAAAAATGTTCTTTTGTTAAAATTTTAGGATACCCTTGATTAGTTTTATTTTCTTTTTTAGTTTGTTTTTTCTTTTTTATTTTTTTCATACTTCTCCTTTATTTAAATGGCCAACCTAAGTTCCATATCACTAAACTATATCTTGATCCTTTTGTTACAGGACATACTCTATGCCACACATCAGAAGGAAATACAACAATAGATCCTCTAGGTAATATTTCTGTACATTTAACAATGTTTGGTTTTTTATCTGGATCTGTATTTCTAAAATCAAATTCTAATTCTCCACCTTTATATTCTTTAGGATCTGATAAAGAACAAGTCACAGATAGTTTTCTAGTTTTACCGTGTAAATTAATATCTTCTGGTCTATTATATGGAGATCCCCAACTATCACAATGCCAACCATAATATTGACCTTTATCATACTTTGTAAATTGACAAGGTTCACTAAAATCCCATTGAAAATTCCAACCTGCTTCTTGATTTGCTCTATGTACATAAGGTTGTATTTCTTTATAAATCCATCTTTCATCTAACCAAACTATGTTAGAGTTTCTTTTTTTCTTTAAATCTTTAATAGCTTTACTGTCTAATTTTTTACTTTGTGCATTTCCTGTAAGAGCTAATTCATCACTTTTTGATTTACCGTATTTTATAAGTTCGTCACAAAACCTAGGAGTTAGTGCACTTTTAAAATAAAAATAATAATTTTGTAAGTTCATATAAATGTATATACCGCTATAACCCTTCTTCCTTTTTTAGGATAAATTATATAATGAGGTTTTTTATCAAAACAAATACCTTTAAATTTTTCAGGTTTAATTTTTTTAATAATTTTATTCTTATCATTTAAAATAACTGTTTCACCCTCTGAATCATTTAAATATATTATAACTTGTTTATGGTCAAATTCATGATCAATATGGGTATTTGATTTTTTTTCATTAATATTAAAAGTACAATTAACTGAAGCTCTAAATAATTTATTTAATTCAATTTTATTTTTATTTAAAAAACTTTTTAAAAAATCTAAAAATACTCCAAAATGTTCTGAGTTTATTTGATTTTGATTATTTGATATTTCTGGTCTTTTATATAAAACGTGAGAGAGAAAAGGTTTTTTATCTTTTTCTGTTTGATGGTCATACCAATAAAAAGGAAAATTATCTCCTAGCACCACATTATTAATGTAGTTCTTTTGATTTTTATTTAAAAAATTTTTACTTTCGAAAAACATTCTAATGTTTTTATATATTAATAATAAACATTATCAATAGATAAGCAAAAAATTATAAAGTTAAAACTCCAGTAACTGTAAATTTAGCTGTTTTAGTAGTACCACAAGTAGTTATTGTATTAGTACCAGGACTTACTGCCATAGCAGGAGGAGCATTTTCAACTCTAATTGCAGCAAAACCAGATCCTCCATTACCTGCATAATCACCTGGACCATAACCGTCCCAAGTACCACCACCTCCACCACCACCAGTATTGGCTACTCCATTACCTGCAACTCCAGGGCCAGCACCATTACCTCCGCCACCAGGGCCTCCAGTTCCAGGAACACCAGGACTTCCACCAGTTCCACCTCCTCCGCCACCACCTAGAGTGCCAGAATTTGGTAAAGGTACACCAGGAAAATAAGGTGAGAAATTAACGCCAGGGCCACCTGGTCCGCCAGGTCCACCACCACCTCCTGGTTGAGAACCAGCTCCACCTGCACCTCCGCCACCACCAGCTGAAACTGTTGCAGGGTTATTTCCAGGGCCACCTGGATTTCCATATCCGTAAAAACCACTATAACCAGGTTGAGCAGGTTGTGTTGCACATCCTGCAGGTCCAGTTGCTCTGTTTCCACCACCCCCAGATCCACCCGATAAATCTGAAGCTGTAGAAGGTCCTGCTCCTCTTCCTCCGCCATCAGCAATTAAATAGCCTGCTGTAGTATTAGTTCCTTTTGTTCTTCGTGCTCCACCACCAATTGTAATTGCATTACATCCAGTTGTTAAAGCTAAACTACCTGGTTGAAAAATTATTCCACCTGCTCCACCACCACCAAAACCAGTGTCAAAAGCAGTTGGTCCACCACCACCGCCTCCACCTGCAACTAATAAAATATCTGCTTTAACTGCAGTTTGAGTAGTATTAGCCCAAGTACAATCACTTAATGCAGAAGCTACTGATTTTAAATTCCATACACCTGAAGCTCTTGTTAATTCTTTTACGACTACGATTCCTGATCCACCTGATCCACCTGCTCCAAAATTTCCTGATCCAGAATTTAGACCACCTCCACCACCTCCACCACCGCCAGTGTTAGTTGTACCTGCTGATCCTGATGCATAACTAGAACCACCTACTCCACCTGCTCCGCCGCCACCTGTTCCTGCTGCTCCACCTGGAGATGCGGGTCCTGGTGACCAACCACCGCCTCCGCCGCCACCTGCGTAAACTCCACAATTAGGTGTTCCTGGAAAATTACTTGAAATATCTAAACCTGCTCCACCAGCTCCTCCTGGATTTGCTGAACCTGGAGTTCCACCACCATCAGCTCCTCCTGCTGCACCTGCTCCACCTCCAGAATTTCCTCCTCTACCTGATCCACCACCTGCAGCATTTGATTGAGGTGCTCCTGATGCTCCACCACCTGCCGCCGCTGGATTTGTTATTCCTCCACTTGCTGATGAACTCCCTAAACTAGATGCAGTTCCTGATGTCCCTATTCCTGTACTTGTAGGTGCAGCAGGAGGTCCACCTGCTCCACCGCCTCCTACTGTTGCAGCATAAGTACTGCCTCCATTCAAATTTATTTCACATATTATTATTCCACCACCACCAGATCCGCCTCCTCCTTCAGAAGAGTAGCCTGCATTACCACCGCCGCCACCGCCAACAAGTACTATCTTAGCTGTTCTAGTATTTGGATTTGTTATAAAAGTTGGTGTAGTTGAAATAAAAGTAGAAACACCATCTAAACCTTTTGAAGATTTATTTGGTTTTCCTATTATTCCGCCATTTGGACTTGCCATTTTAATCTCCTAATTAACTTGGAAGCCACGTTGAAGTATTTACATCCCAAGTATATTCATTATCGTTTAATAAATTTCGTGCTAACCAAACTTGACCTGATTCATCCCAATAAATTCCTATTTGATTATTATCAACTGTAGTAACAGTTGGATATGCAATAGGTGGATCCCAATCCCAAGTAGTTTCATTTAAACTCCAAGATGGATATGGTTGAGGTGCTATAAAAACATCAGCAGTCGGATTATAAGTAAATCCTTGTCCTGCATATTGTTTTCTAAAATTATTATTATAAGAAGTTTGAACCCATTTAACTCCGTCTTTAGAATTTCCAAAAGAAGACTTTATATATTCAGCAGCTTCTTCTGATTGATCGCCTCCGTGAGCGTTAACATCATTATTATCAAAAACAAGTACTCTTAATACTTTGTTGTCGTTATTTAGTTCTGCAAAATGTGCCATTTTTTTATCTCCTTAAAATTATTATACATTATAATTTTTTATTTTAAAATACCTATGTTCCCCAATTACCAAGTTTTCTATTATCAAATTGTTCTGATAAACTCCATACTCCAGGAGCTACCAATATAGTTTTTTCTACTAATACCACTCTTCCAGAACCACCATTTCCACCACCATTTGCTGGACTAGGTGTATTTGGACCAAATGATCCTGCTCCTGCACCACTTCCAGAATTAGAAGTTGCATTACCTGCATTCGATGAACTAGGTGTAGGTTGACCTGCTGTAGCTGTTGGGCCGCCTGCAGCTCCTGCTCCTCCTCCACCACCGCCTGCTGCGTAGTGAACACAAGAACCTGTAATACTATTATTAATACCAGCTCCACCTGCACCTCCACTTGTAGGTGAACCATTTGTACCAGCAGCGTTTGCTCCACCACCCCCACCACCGTGTTGAGTAGGGCCTCCACCACCATTCCCACCATTATTACCTTGACCAGGAGTTCCAGTTCCACCAATACCTGTTCCATCAGGTTCTCCACCAGATACAGGCTGAGGTCCTGTTCCACATGGACCATTAAATGCTGCTCCAGCACCTGAACCACCATCACCACCAGCAGCTCTTAACCAATTGTATGGTACGTTTCCACCTGTTCCACCTCCTCCACCACCAGAAGCTGTTATGCAATCAAAAGAACTTATTCCACCTGTAGCGCCATTACCATTATAATTAACTCTTCCATTTCCACCACCGCCTACTGTAATTGCATAATTACAACCAGCAGTTATTAAATGGTTTGTTTTAGTAAGATATCCGCCAGCACCGCCACCACCGCCAGCGATTGCTCCACCGCCGCCTCCACCACCAACGATTAAATAATCAACAACAGAAACTGTTGCAGGTGCAGGATAAACTCCTGAAGCTGTAAAATCTTTTATTGGAGATGGTGATGCAACTGAATTTGCTATTACAGCATCGGGTCCTATAATTCCGCCATTAGCCATAGCTTATAAAACCTCCTTATGCGTCGTCTAGAATTTCATATGAAATTAAACAGACTAAATCACCGGTTGCACTTGCTCCGCCTTCAATTGAATCACCTTCTTCTAAATAAAAACTATTGTTCTTATCAATAACAGAAAGTGTAGCGTCTGCAGGTACTGAAATAGTGCTTGCTATTGCTCTAGTGTTTGTTTGATCGTTGTAAGTGATTGTAACATCAGCAGGGTTTGAACCATCGATGTTAGCAACCATTATTGAATTAATTTTATAAACCTTGTCAGTTGCACAAGTTAAAAGTGTTGTAGTTAAAGTTGTATCTAAGGCAAACGTATCCGTTTTACCTAGAATTGAACTTACATTTACTATATTTGGGTTTGCCATAATTATCTCCTTTTATCCGAAAATCATTGCCATTGCAATAGCTTTTCCTGTTGATGTTGCAGTATTATCTTGGAAGGTTGGAGCAGATCCCGCACCTGTTGATGTTAATATTTGACCTGAAGTTCCTTCAGAAATAGCTCCAAAAACTCCAGAATTGTTGTATTGAACTTGACCTACTGTTCCAGCCGGAGACGTAGTTAATCCAATTTCTACAATATTGGTACCATCTGAATATAAAAATTTATATCCAGTTGAAGTAAAATCTACACCTGTTCCAGATGCAGTTTTAAATGTAACTGTTTGAGAACCTGTTGTAGCGTTTTCTACAATGTATAATTTTTCTACTGAATCAGGAACTGTTACAGTTGATGTTCCTGTTAAAGCACCTGTTAATTTTAGAACCATGTTTCTAGCAACAGATGTGCTAGTTGATCCATCAGTAATTGTTAAAGCTGTAGTACCACCATCAGTCACTGCTTGAGCTGCGTAACCAGCGATAGCTTGTTGAATAATATCTAAGTTGGTATTTGTTTTAGTTCCCCATGTACCGGCATTTTCGCCAGTTGCCATTAGTTCTATACCAAGTTCATTATATGTTGATGCCATAAATTTTTATCTCCTATGCAGCGTCAGTATATGTTGTATTTGATCCTGTTGCAACATCTGTATACGATGAATTTGAGCCTGTGTCAACAGGTTCAAACGCTTGTATTCCAAAGCCATTTGATGTTCCAAAAATAGCCACTGAAGCAGTGCTTTGTTGTCCTGTAGGACTAGCAATAGTATTAATTGCATTTGTTATAGAACCTACATTAATTGTAGCAGATACTCCAGATATACCCATTACATCTGCAGGGTTTAGTGTTCCTGTAGAACCAGTCATTGATTGACCTGTTAAATCAACTACAGGATTTGTAGAAATTTCTAAAGAACCTTCAGATACCGTTGCACTTACACCTGATATACCTACTACATCAGCAGGAGATAAAGAACCAACAGATGCAGTTGCAGACTGTCCAGTTATACCTACTACATCAGAAGGTGTTAAAGAACCAACAGATGTAGTTGCTTCTTGACCAGTAAGTGTTCCTGAAAAATCTACAACAATGTCTAAAGAACCTGTTGTAGAAGTTGAAGAAACTCCTGTAACTCCAATTACATCTGCAGGGTTTAATACTCCTGTTGATCCTGTTGCTTGTTGACCATTTAAAATTAATGCAACATCATTAGCTGCGCCCCAGGCTTCTTCACCCCAACCATCACGGCCCCAACCAACTTCGTTATAAGCTTCTAATGATCCAACGTTTGATGTAATTGATATACCTGTTAAAGGTACAGTTAAAGAACTATCACCCCAATCTTCAAAACCCCAAGTATCTCTTCCCCATCCTTGTTCAGGATAAGCTGTAAGTTGTCCTACGGAAGTTGTTGAAGATACACCGGTTAATTGAGTTGATATAACATCATCTGCCCACGAATTAGATCCCCAAGTGTTATTACCCCAGGTTGATGCCATAAGGAACTACCTCCTTATGCTATTCGTACAATCGCGTTACTTGCGTCTGCTGTTGGAAATTGAATTGTAAAAGTTCCAGTCGTTACAGTTTTGTCAGAACCAAATGCAATTGCACAAACTGCTTTATTAGATTTTGATGAGT